TCCGCCGCCCAGGTATTCAGGTCGTTGAAGTCTTGCGTCTGAGGAAGTAACACCGAAGAATGATTTTATTTGCTCGGTGTAACGGCTTCCGCCTCTTGCTGATTTTTCTAACCACTCCTGAACTCTTGAGGCTTTCCGTAAATCATTGATTAGTATATTTCCGGTGATTGATTCGAGATTTTCTACTCTCAAGTTTGTTGTTCCGGGCGGATCTGTAAGCTGTCCTGATTGCTCCAAATAGTGCAATGCATTTGAACTTGTTGGGGGTAGATCTGTGCTTGATTCGACCGCTCTGGACGTTGGCATGTATACCGGATCTCCAAATACTGGAAGTGCGGCTTCTCCGCCTCGTTGCGTCCATGGTAGAGCGGAAGTGAAATAGTCTTTTTCCCATGCTCGCTCCTGCATTTGCAGTATAGCGTCTTTTCCTGTTCCGGCTACTAGACCGGAAGTTTTGTCGAATTCCACAGGATCTGAAAGGTTTTGATCTCGATAGTATTCGTTGTAGATGAGCGTATAGGCTCTGAAAGGTAGAGCGGACACATTTAGTGCGTCAAATGTTGCTCCGTCTCTTGGTGGTTCTATGCCGAAATAGTCGGCAAGGGATCCGATCTGACAATCGGTATCGTTGGAAGAATTGAATTGTACTTGTGGGAATGCGGGTTCGGCTTCTCCATCTTCTCCTCCGGTGATGAAGTCTTCCCATTCGTCCCACACTAAACGGTTAGGAACGAAGAAATAGTGAATATAGACGTTCATTCTGTGCATGACCGGGGCAAGCATAGGTGCAACGCGAAGCATAACTTCGGAATTGACTTTAAAGCTGTCCCCGGGGATAGTGTCGAAATGGAGAATTGGATATAAGTTACCCATTTTCATGGATAGCTTTTTTTCGTGTGATAGGTCGAATTTGTTACGATTGACTTTGTTCATTTTCACTGCCGTGAAAGGATTTCTTGATTTCATAATCTTGATGATTTTTGTCTTTTTATTTTTTCTTTTTTTCGCAGATACGCCCGAAGCTGGTCTGTATAATATTTTTCGGGGATCTGCATTTTTCTGATTATTTTAAGATCTCTTTCGAGACTTTTCTCATCCATCCGTTTTAACTGCTGGGAATTTAAACGGTCTTTCTGAATTTTCCCGAATATTCGTTCCCGATAATATTTCGGAAGAGGGATTTTGTTTCCGTTTATGTCCCGGCATGTTAGGGTATCCGTACTCCGGTGGTATTTTCCATGCGTTTCTAAGTATCGGTGTCCAATGGCAGGACGCCGAGAGGATAAACTGAACGGGTTCTGTCTCTTTTGTCCGTTTAAGACTTGGGACGCTGAAGCCCGGTCGATATCCGTTTTCAAGACATATTTTAGTGTGTACGCAATCGTTTTTGCATTGCATGTGCCAAAATGTGCATGACCTTTTTTCCATAGTTCTTCGACCTTTTTTTTTAGTTCTGGTTGAATGTTAAAGAGCATAATATGGTAGTGTGCTCTGTCTGTTCTGTCTCCGTATTCTCCGGTGAGGTAGTAACGTATTTGACGGTGTTCCCGATCTTGATCTTTTTCCCATTGGGTTTGGAGTTTCCGCATTCGCTTGAAGAAGAGCTGTATGTCTCTTTTGCAAAGGTTGCTTTTGATCTCCCCTGTTGTTTGATCTGTCCATGTCGGGAGTGTTTCGTCATCATAGGTTAGTGTTACGAAGTATGCCGTTTCGGCGTGTCTGTATTCTTGGTAAAGTCGGAATTGCCATTCTCGTGATCTTAGTGTCCTACAAGGATCGCATTTTCCACAAGGGGCAAATACTCCTTTTTTAACATAGAATGGTGCTAGGCATTCCGTTTTGTTCATAACCTTAGTCCTCCACGACTGACAATGTATTGTCTCGGGTTTCCTTTTCTTGAGTTTTTTCGAGTTCGTTTGCTGAATGTTCTTCTTCGGCGTGTACCGCCTCTTCTTCTAAATGCCATAATTTTACGTTTAAGTGATATTGATAAGTGTTGAGATGATGCATTTCGATAAGGATCTCTTTTTTGCTTGTGAACTGTTCGAGGTAGTTAATTAATGCATCTTTGACCTTGTTGTCTCTTTCAGTTTTTGCGAATTCTTGATCTGACTTGTTCATTGTGTAAGGGTTTTAAAGTGAATATTAATAGCCTAGAATTGACATAAGTCGGTCGACTTTTTCTAGGATTGATTTCTGTAAGTCTGGGTAACGTTCCATCATGGTTTCCATGAATTCCACGGCGTTTTCGGCTTTGCCTCTTTTGGCTTCCCATTTTGCTCGGTCTTCTTTGTATTCTGGACGTTCTTTCCATTCGTTTTCGAATATACGCAATTTTAGTTGTTCCGCTTGGATCTTGTTGCGTTGGTCCAGAAATGAGCTTTGATATTTGTCATAGTTATCGTATTCGGCTTGAGCCTGTTTGACGTCTATTCCTTTTTTTTCGGCTTCGTGTTTTTTGATTAATCGTTCGATCTCTTCGAATCCGTTTTTGATTTTCTGACCTTGGGTTGCGGCTCTTACGTTGTCCACTTGAGCGTTTTTGAGCCTTGTATCGGTGAATGCTCCGAGTGAGTTCTGTGCCAGTTGTCCTAGGTCGAAATTTGTTTGATCTTGTTTTTGTACTGATCCGGCTTCGTAATCCGGTGATGATGCCGCCGTATTTCCTTGTGTTCCTGTTCCGTAAACTAGATGAGGATTAAGTCCGGCTTCTTTTAGTCTTGCCATGGTGGCTTCCGGGGAGTTGTATTCGTTTTCCCTGTTCCATTGGGCAAGGTTCTGTTCGTATTGATAGTCGAGCATATTTTTTTGATCTCTGACTTGTCTTTTGTATCGGCGTTTTGCTCCTATTCTGCTAAATAGTCCGCCTAGTAGTCCTGCTCCGGCTTGTATTGCCGCTCCTGCTCCGGGTGTCATACTTATTTTGGGTATAAATTGGTTAATAATTGAATCTCGTGACATAGGTAATCCTGTTTTTTTAACCGACTGATTCTCAGTCTGGTGTTAGTTGTGACTTTATGTATCAAGAGAGTGCATAAAGTCACAACGTGTTTTTATAGGAATTATTTTATTACGATGCTGCCTCGGGGAGAGGTTCCTCAGTCCTTTCTCCGTCTTTCCGGCGGTCCGCTTCGCTACCCTCTGTCACGACTGCGGCAGGAGTTCGGTTCGCTTCCCCATCGGCGGCATCTTGTTTTAGTCTATTTAAGAGTGAGGTTTGCTCTTGGATTACCTCTTGTTTCTCGTATAGATCATAGTCATGGACTTTCGACAAGTCTAGGTCCGTATGTTCTGGGTTTTCTTGCCATATAGCGGCTCGTTCGATAGGTGGCATGATGCCCAGTTTCATTTTTTTGACAAGGTCCCGGAGATTGTAACTTTCTCCGGGTATTGTCATGTTCTTGTGTTCGTGGCTGATCTCTGGATTCTTTACGGAAACGTAATTGAATCTCGATCTTATCTTCCGTTTTGACATTTCGTGTGATTTTTAAGGTTGAACATCCGTTACAAAGTAGGAATGCTGAAATAAGGCATAGGACGAAGCGCTGAGACATGATTATATATCTGTACCCATAGATAGTCAGTTCCGTCGTCTACGGCAAGGAAATCGAGTCTAGGGCGGCATTTTATGAATGTTTGATTGAGGAATGGTGCGGCGTCAAATTTTCTGGCTATGTGCCAGTAGTCCAAATTGTCTCGGAAATCTCCGTGGACTGTTGACGGTTCGTACTTGTATTCCGCATAGCGTTGCTGGTATCCGAAGACCGTTTCGTTTGAATCTCCAGTATTGTCGTATGATAGAAAGATCTCTTTTCTCGTTAGCTCCTGCTCTCCAAGGTGAGCGAATTGTGGGAAGTAGAAATCGAATTTATCCGTTTTGAAGTATTTCAACGGTGCGCCATTCATGTAGGCTGATTTTGGTCGCACGTTCATGATACCGATGATTTGTCCGTGTTCTTCGAAAGTGCGGCTGAATTTGTTGTTTCGTCCAACCGAAACACCGTGTCCCGCCATTTCTCCGACTGGTGCAAGTTCTGGTGCTGTCTCTGATCCGTCTGATCCTGCTGTGTTGAGTACCTCGGAAATAACGATAGGTTGCTTTCCGCCGCCCAGGTATTCAGGTCGTTGAAGTCTTGCGTCTGAGGAAGTAACACCGAAGAATGATTTTATTTGCTCGGTGTAACGGCTTCCGCCTCTTGC